TTCTTTTGATAATCCTATCTTTAATAATTTATTAAATGGTGAGATATAATTATTTAATGGCGGAGGAGGTGGAGGTATACTTTTTCCTTTCCCTTTTCCTTTACCTTTATTAATTTCTTTATCAATAAATGCATATTCAGATAAATATAATGGCATGTCTATTTTACCCTGAAGAATAATCCAATCAAACGTAATAATATTATTTATCAACCATAAACCTTGTAAATGAATTATAAATGCACCATATGTTAAATTTTCAATTGAATTAATCTTTTTTTTATTATGATCAAAAAATAATGTATTATCTAAAACTTTAAATCTCATTTGCAAATTATTATTGTAATTATTTTTTATGAAACATTTAATAGAATATTTTTTTAAAACAATATTAATTTTTTTGTAAATTAAATCAAGATTATTTTTTAATTGAGTGATTAATTTATCATTTTTTATATTTTGAAATGATAAATCTAAATATCGTTTATTATTAAATGATGATATATTAAAAGGTATAAATAATTTAGGTGTTTGAATAATTATATCTTCATTATCATATTTTATAGGGATATATGTATAACCATTAAAATGATCTTGTTTTTTATGAATATTAATTTTATCATATTCTAAATCTTGATTATAAATCATTATCAAAATAATATATTTTATTTTTCTTAAATAATATTAATAATTAATCTTTATTTAATTCTTCTATTATTTTATTATTATATTCTTTTATCTTATTTGTATCAATATAAAGTTCATTTAATATTTCATATATTTCATTACTATATTCTTTTAATTTTTCTTCATTAAATTTACAATCTGATTTTTTATCTAATTTATTAACATTGTTATTTTCGTTAATTTCAGATATTTCTTTATCTGGTAATATAATAGGTTTATCTTTATTTTCATAAGATGATTTCCTACTTAATTTTTCATTAATTTTTCTAACACTTTTTTGTGCCGCAAGTGCCGTAGCAACACCTGCTCCTGGTAAAGGAATTAATGTCCCAGCAGCACCTGCTGTTGCCATAGCACTACATTCAACTAAATTACCATAACTGTTTTTACAGTAATTTATTTTTTTTTTTAAACTCTTATAACCCCTATCAATGTATTTTAAAGGTGTTTTTTTAATTAAATTATTATAAGTAAGTCCACCTCTTAATATTTTTCTTCTTTTCTTTTTTTTAATACTTATTTTTTTTGTTCTTTTATTAACTTTCTTTGTAATTAATTTTTTATTTTTTGTTTTTTTATTTTTTCTTATTCTCTTTGTTTTCTTTGTTTTCTTTTTATTTATATTTTTATCTTTAACCATAATATATATTAAACATAATAAATCATTTAAAATTTATTTAATAATTCTAAGCAAATGGAAGAAGTTTGTTCTATCTGCGGTGATAAATTAAATATAAGTTATTCTCAAAAATTAAAATGTAATCATGTTTTTCATTATGAATGTTTAATGAAATCTTTTAAAAGTATGAAAAATACTGATTGTCCTTATTGTAGAACTTCAAATAATAGATTACCTATTGTAAATGGATTAAAAAAAATAGATTATTATATTCATGATATGAGTAATATTACTGAATATGAAAATATTAAATGTAAAACTATACTTAAATCAGGACAAAAAAAAGGTCAAGAATGTGGTGGATATTGTAAATTAGGATATTTTACATGTAAAAGACATACTAAGAATTAATTTATTTTATTTATTTAAACAATTATCTTTAATCTTATAATATACTTCTTTACACAATATAGCATCACCAAATGCTCTATGATCTTGTTTTGGATCTGTTTTAAATAGTATTTTATAAACCCTTTCTAACTTAGGATATCTATCCATTTTAAAATATTTTGTTGCAAGTTGTAATGTACATTCATGTTTTTTAGAATTAATAATATCAATAAATTCTTTATCATGAATACGATAAAGTTCTGACAAAAGAATATTTAGATCAAAATTTAGATTATAACTATTAATAACTGAACATTTTTGAAATAATGGTTTAATTTCTTGAATAATATCTTTAAAATTTTTACCATTATTAATTATTTCTGAATCAGTAATACCTGTAATTTTTGTAATAATTGGTTTTAGTGAAATAAAATCATCTGGTTTAATAATCACATTATAGGTTTTCTTTATTTTTTCATTTTTATCAACAAGAATTATTCCAATTTCAATAATTCTTGATCCAGAATATTTATCAATTTCTTCTGGTAGATACCATTTATCAAACGCAATTTGCTCAGGAAGACCTGTTGTTTCTAGATCAAAGAAAAGTTTCATTATATGTTTTATTAAAAAATAACTTTAAATCAAATTTATAAATAATTTATGAGAAATTATCTTTAAAATCTTTAATAGTAATATTTTGCTTCCAACGACGATTATAATCTTCTATAAGAGAATTTAAAGTTTTATTATTTCGATTAGAATTTGGATTACCATTAACATTTTTTATAATTACTTTTAAATCTTTATTCAGAGGGATACCACATAAATTATCTCCACAATTATCAATATTAGCAAGATCTACTTTTCTTTTAACATTATCATTAAGTTTCCAACGACCTAATGAAGGTTGAACTGATTTAAAAGTCCAGTATTCAATAAGTGTCATAAATGTTCTGTTCATTGTAATGTTATTAATTATAATCTTTTAAATATTAAAATTTATTTAAAAAAGATAATACTATACTATTATGGAAAATATTATTTCTCAACATAATGATATTCATAAAGCAATTGATAATTTAATAAATGTTTATAGTATTCATGTTAATTATGAAAATAAACTTTTAATCCTAAGAAATAAAATTAAACCTAGTGATCATCCTAATGTCAATAATCCTATAAAAAATCATATTAAAGATCATATTTTATTCCTAAATAAAATTAATGAATTAAAAATATTATTAGAAAAACACATAGAAGATTATGATAAAATCCAAATACACCCATTAAGTAAATTATAAAATAATATTCCTGTAAATAAATATGATATATTTCTAAATCTTATGTATTTTTCAGTTATAATCCAATTATCTGTTGTGAATTGAATAAAATTATTTAATATTTTTTGTTTATAAGATTTTGGTTCTAACGTGTTTATAAATGCTTTTCTTGCTATAGTATTATACGTTGTACATAAGTATGATAATATTATTGCTAAAAATTCAAATCCTATTGGATATACAACATAATGTAATTTTAAAACTATTCTTTGATCTTCTTTATTAAATTTTTTATCATTATTTAATGTGATATAATGGATTTCTCTATTATAATCAAAACCTAACACCGAATTTCTAGATATACAATAATCTTTATTTCTTAAAGGAAAATGTGTTGTAATAAAATTATTATCATTACAAGAGACTAATACACGATAAACTCCGCATAAAGGGAAAAATCCAAATGGACCATCAATATGTTCTTTAAAAAATACTTTATCAGAATTATTTTTAGAATCATTATTTGTAGAAACATATAATTCATTCATATCATAAATAGGATTAATGTTATATAAAATACCTAAATTTGCAAAAAAAGTAGAATATATACTTAAATCTTTAATAATATGGTGAATAGTATTGTAAATATTTTCAGGTAATTCTTCAACAAACCAATGAGTTGTTAAATCTTTTGATATTTTTTGATCTAGTACCCATTTTTCTATATCTTTTGTTTTATCATTGTTTATTTTTGTATGAATGATTTTATTATCCATAATTATATTACTTAAAAATATTAAATTCTTTAAATATGTATAATATGGATTTTAAAACATGTCCAATTTGTTTGGATGAAATTAAACCTGGAATGATTACAAAGAAATTATCATGTGATTGTAAACAAGAATATCATTTTGCATGTTTTAAACAAATGGTTTATAAACATGGTAATTTTTTTATAAAATGTCCTATGTGTAGAATAAAAAATACAAATGTAGATTATCCAACAGAAGATTCAAAAGAAAATATATTATTAATGCTTCATACTGCATTATCTAAAAATATTAAATGTAATCATAAAACAAAAACAGGGAATAAATGTAAACTAAAACCAATTATGTTAAATTATGGTTGTTGTCATGTTCATAATAGTGAAATTTTACCAAAAGAAAATTATGAATTATTCTCAAAATGGTTATATCATATTTTACAAACTAATTATAAATGGATTTCTATATTATATCTTTTAGATTTTGGTAAAAAGATAATTATTCATAAATTAAATGATAAAAATAAAGTTTATGGTGTAGAATCTATTTTAAATCATTTATATACGTATATAAACATTCAAGATGAAATAAATATTATAAATAAACATTATATGGAAGGAATTTACGATTATTTTAAATTAGAAAAACCTTGTCAAAAATGGTTAAGATATTGTTTAGATAACAGAACTATAATTTAATCTATATTTATATAATCATAGATAACATAATTGATAGTGCAAGCACTTGTAAGAATGATGGATTAGGTGTTACACCTTTAAAAAGTTTTGGCATTACATACGGCCATAAAAATACAGTAACAATATAAATAAATAATAATCTTACTAATAAAGCAAAAAATAATATTCTTAACATTAAATCTTTTTCTTCTTTTGGTTTATCTGAAATAATAACATCTGTAAAACCTTCAATAACTCTCATTTATTTATATATTATATTTATAAATGAAAACCTTGTCCATATAAAATATTTCCTGAAGCAATAGGATTTTTTAACCAATTATATTTGTTAAAATCAACTCTTTTTGTAACTACTCCTGGAGCATTATAAGGAGTATTAGGATATTTTTGTGTTGCACTATTATGAATTTGACATTCAGAATTTATATCATTAATAAAATTAACACCAAAATGATCAAATGAATCTTTATTTTTTTTACACATATAACTGGCATCTTTATTTGGTATTCCAGAAGGTAAATAATTCCTTGATAATTGATCTAATGTAAAAACTCCCGAAAGCATAGTTGAATCAAAATCTAAACTTGTTTCTTTAACACCTATTACATTATAATTATTAGTTTTATAATGTTCATTCAATAATGATTCCATATCATTTATAAACATGTTGTATTTTGATAAAATTCCTTGTGATTGATATTTAACATCATAATTATTTAAGATATTATTGATTGCTGATTCATCTATATCTAACATATTTAAATAAACATCACCATTAAATACTACAATATCTAAATTAATTCGGATAGTATAATGATTTTTAATATCATAAGCAAATGTATCAATAATTAATCTTACATTACTACTACTATCTCTAATAACATAAATTTGTTCTATATCTTTAGTAAAAAGATCTAATTCAGATAACCCATTAATACTATTAATTACTTTTTTCATTATATGATTTACTAAATCACTTAAATCTCTTTCAATTGTTTTACTAGTAAATGATTCTTTTTCAACAACATTTAATAAATAAATTTTATCTGAAGAAGATATATCATTTAATAAATTTAGTAATTTGTGTTGAGGTTTTACAAATCCATTTTTAGGTATTAATTCTCTATAATTTTTAGGTAAATCTTTTAATATACAATTTTTTTCATCAGGAATATTTCTATTTAATCTTGTTGTATTAAAAATCATAATTACAATAAAAATAAATACTAAAGGATAAATAAAATCTTTAAAGTCCATATTAATAATAATATATAAAATATTTAAGGTTTTTGTTTAATAAATATAAATTCTATTATAAATAAATTTTTAGAATTATTTGGTTCAGTAATATCATTAAATATTGTAGAAGGACCAGCATCATTTATATTAGTTAAAGTACCTGAAATACTTGATAATCTTGTAGGAACAATATCAGATACAAAATTTAATTTCTTAGATTTATGAGTATATGATCTTAAAGGTGATGTTACACTAGTTGTTTCATTTGGAATAGATATTGCTTCACTTAATACAGATAAATTACTGTTACTTCTAATATTAAATTCATTAATTTTTAATGAAAATGATATATCATTTATTCCAGTATTTATCTTAGTTCCAAATGTAACAACTGTGTCTATAAATATATCCGAAGTGTTTTCTATAATTAAATTATCTAATAGATTAACATGAAATTTAGTTTTATTAGTATCTGTAAAATCTTCATTTGTTAATTTTAATACTAAAATTTTTTTATCTAAACCATAACTTAAATAATTAATATTTTCATATAAACTATCCATAAATGGTAGATTTGATTGTTTATCACCAAATTTTGCTTCTAATTGTGAATAATGTGAGGATAATTCTGGATATTTACTTTTACTAGGAACAGGTTTAGTATCATAAAAAACACGTTGATCTTCTTTTTGAGGTTTAATTAAAAACTCTATATGAAATCTATGTGATGTAGAATTAAAAACAGGATTACCATCTAAAAACATTAATTTACCTGAAATTTTATTTAATTTCATAGGTAAAATAGTACAAACAAAATTAATCTTATTACCTTTATGAATTACTTGATTTGTTACTATTTTCTTAAATGTAGTTGTATTACCTGAATATGTTACACTACTACTCATAAGATCTGTTACAAAATATGCGTCATTTACAACTTGTCCTACTGCTGAAAAATCGTTTGTAGTATCTACAATTCCTGCACGATCACCATCATGTTTTGTAATTACTTTATATACTTGATTTGCATCTAGTGATGTTACTGTATTATCATCTTCTGTTAATACACTATTAGTATGTGGTATTAATATCTTACCATTAATAATGCTATCATTAGAATATGTTTTAATATTTAAATTATCGATAGACATTAATATACAACTATTTTCATCTTGATGATAATTTGTTTTAGTATTATGTGATGTTATAGAATCTATATACATATCACAATCATTTGTTATATTAAGTTGTTCTTGTAAATCTACTGAAAAACTTGTCTGTGTATCTAAATTTTGTGCATTATCTAAATTAAGATGTAAAACTTTATTTTTTATTTCATCACCTGTAATTGTATTTTCATAAAAATTCATTATAATAATATATATAAAATTATTTTTTTAATTAAACAATAATTCAATTAATATTCTGCCATCAGAATTGCTAAAAATATTATTTAATCCATTAGTTTCTAATATTCCACTAAATTGTGTTATTCTTTGATTATTTATTTGTCCTATTAAATATTCTTTATTTACTAATGAAGAATTATTAGTATTTTTTATAACTGCAAAATTACTTGTATCAGTATTATTTAATACATCTTCATTAATAACATGTATTTCATCAAAATCAACATCCATATTTTCGCTATAAGCATATACTATATCTTGATTACTTAAATGTATATCTGTTAAAGTGACAGTTCCATCGGATCCTGCAGTTCCACTTTCTGTTTCTGTAAAATTTGCAGAATTATATGATACATTAATTTTAGGATAAGTTGTAAACCAAAATTTTCTGTGTGTATATATATTATCCCATAAAGTAATAGATGGTCTCGGAATACCAGCATTATCAGTATAAAATTGATATTGTAATAAATACCTTAAATATTTTCTTGATGTATTAGATCCAATAATATCATCATCTATATCTACATATCCACTATATACTAATCTATATTGCATATTAGAAGAAGTAGGTATACTAACATCACTATGAGGATCATATATATCTGTATAATTTATACCACTACTACTATTTTTATCACCAATTTTATTTTGATTATTATATTTTTTGTATGATAACATTAAAAACATAAGATCTGTTGAAACATTTGTATCTCTACCATAAAAATATAACATATCTGGATTAGTTTCATTTGTATCAGTAAAATTATAAGTTGCGACTTTTAAAATAACATTTTGTGTTATATTATCATCAAAAAGATTATCATCAGATGTGTTAAATCCTCCGTAATGGTGTGCTAATGTACTAGCATTACTATCAGTATGCATTAATCTTGTCCATTTAATACCTGGATAAATAAAATAATCACTTATATCCATTATTTTAGTATCATCTGGAGTTATAAAATCTATTGATCTATAATCGGTTGTATCACTACCAGGTTGATACATTTCTTTTATATTTGACGGAAACCAAATAATTTCACTTCTTTCATCATCTGATACTTCATTATGACGTGTTGATTCATCTACTCTATTCATTTTTGATTTATCAAAAACTATTTCATAATAATGACTTGGATTTGATGCAATATCGCTATGATCACCTTTAAATATTTTACCTTTATTGATATCGTCAGTACCACTTCCTGAGGAACCTGCTAAATTATTAGTAACATTTGAACCATCAGGATATGTAGATCCAAATAAATTTTTGGCATTTGCACCTGAAGTTGATTTTATAATTATACTATTTATATCATCAGATAATAATATTATTTTTGTATTATATATTTTAGCACTACAAGGTGCAGATGCATTTTGTATAGCAGTATTTAAATTACTTATACTTGTATTATTTAAAGTGGTAAAATCAAAATCTATATTTATAGTATAAGTACTTGCATCTATAACTAATTCTAAATTTTCAGAACTTGTAAAATTATGTCCAATAAATGATCCACCTGAATTTGTTAATGTATTTAAAATGTAACCTTTTCTAATTTGATTTTTATTAATATAAAATTTAGAAGAATCAGAAGAACCTGTAAATTCTCTATGCGCGACTAATTTTCTTAATGTTCTATTAACTATTCTTTCTCCACTACTATGATTATGGTTAGGACCTGCATCACCTATTGTCCAATTAGAATCGGTTGTTTTGTAAATTGTACATGTATCCCCTGATCTTGTAAAATAAAGAACTTCAGGATTAGAATCATCAATTAATAAATAACCACGTGTAGGAAAGTCAGTAGAATCATTTAAAATTAATTGACTAGATCCACTATTGATATCACCATTTAATGTAGTCTGAACAAAAAATGGATATTTTACTTTATTAGGATATCCACTATATCCTAACCCTTGACTATTACTAGAAAAACTACTATTACTATCAGCAGTATTTTCAAAATAATAATCATAACTATTAAATAAAGTTCTTAAATTTTCTATAACAAGTGGTGTAGAAGAATCATTTGATCCTCTATCATGTATTAATCCTAAATAAGCATAATAAACATTACTAACTAATCCATCTGATCTTCCACGATTTAAATAAACAATTAATTGAGTTTTACTTCCACTATGATAAAAATATGTTCCAAATCTTATATCAGTTTTAGCATTGTATGCGCCCCAACCACTTGAACTAGAACTTAATTTGAAACCACTATATAATGATACATATGAATCATTATTAGTTCTGTATAAATCACTTTGTTGTAATATAAATTCTTTTGTAACATTCGTTGTTCCACTTGTAGAAATTCCATTTTCATTAGTAGGAATTTGAATACTATAATTTGTATGTAATACATCATTACTGTCATTTGTATTTTTATAAATAAACCTTCTACCTGAAAAAGTTTCATTTGTAATAAGAGGACTTTCACTATTAGGTGTTGGATTAGAAATGAATATATTACTAGTCAATAATCCATTATTTAAAACGTAATAATGATATGAACCATTATCACCCGGACTTTTAAATCTTTGACCATAATCAACTACTTTTGATATATTTGTTCCAAATATAATTTTTTTATTAGAATTACTAGAATCACTTTGATCAAAAATATATGAATTTCTGGATGAATCAAGATATAAATAGTCTATTTTTTTAAAATTACTTGTATCATTTTTACTATATAAAAAATGCCCATCTTCTACTTTTACATAATATGTTATATTTTCGCCTGATTCATTTTCATCATGATAAATTATACGATTACCACTTGAATTATGATTTATTTGATCAAATTTAATTAAAAAATAATTATTCCATTTTATACTATTAGATACAGTATTAATATATTTTGCATTATTTAACCAACATATTGTATTAGTATTATTAAAATATACTTCTTCAACAAGTGAAATATTAAAAGAATTGTCTGAATTTATATCCGAATGTTTTATAAGTAATTTTATTAATTTCATTTATATATTTTAATATTATTTTTATCTTAAAATAACTTCTGATTTATTTTCTTCAATAAAATTAGTAATAAAATCATATCCTTCTTTAATTTGTTCCATACTTTGAGCACCATGGATTAATATTTTTCCTGAAGCAAATGCTGCTATAGTTACTTTCTTACAATTACCATCACCACAGAAATTATTTTTGCCTTTACCATCACACATTTGACTACATTGACAAATACCATTTATAGAACAATGTTGATCTTTATTATAATAATATCTTATTTGACATCCAGGATAAGAATCTGTTGATAATGAACAAAACATTCCTTCATCACTTGCTAGTTGGAATAGACTTTCACGACATATTTTTTTACCTATATCAATATCACTATTTATCAGACAAACTTTATAAGTATCTATAGTAACATTAAATGAATTAAATATTCTTTCTTCTGGAACAAAGTTTGAATCAAGATCAACTATATATTCTATTAACTTTAACATTGCTCTTTTACCTTGTTCCATATCAGTTCCTCCAGTAATTTGGAATTTTGAATTTGTAAATAATTTAATGGTAATATTTTTATTTTCAAAATTCAAAATTAATTGAATCATATTCATGAAAAGGTTTCTTTTAGAATTAACTTTTCTTTTCTTTTTATTAAGTTTTTCACACCATCCTTTATATCCGCCTTGTTCTGATTCTATAAATGTAATAAATGAATTTATATTTATATTATTAAAGAAATTATTTGCATAAAATTTAATATCTTTTTGAAATGATCCAACTGATGTAATTGTAGAAATATGAAGATTTGCCATTTAATAATATTATTTTAATTTTTTTAAGTGATAAATTTCAAATTTACGAAACTAATTAAATATTTCTAATTATATATGGATAAAATAGCATTTCTATTTCTACTTTATGATAATATTCAACATCAAAAATTATGGGAGGGATTCTTTTCACAAGATCCTTTAAAAGAAAAATATTCTATTTATTCTCACCCAAAAGTTATTAATGAAAAAACACCTCAATGGATAATAGATAATAGTGTTAGAACTGTTAAAACAGATTGGTGTTCTGAAAATCTTGTTAAAGCATTATGTCAAATGCTTAAAAAAGCATTAAAAGATAAAAATAATACTCACTTTGCATTTTTATCAGGTACATGTATACCTTTATATGATTTTCAAAAAACATATAAAAAAATAATAAAAGAAAAAAAAACAAGAATGAATTATTTTAAATCATTACTATTTGGAAATAAAAAAGAAGATTATATATCTTCTCAATGGTTAATATTAAACAGAAAAGTCGCAAAGGATTTAATTAAATTATTTGATCCTAAAAATAAATCCGCAAAAAAATTCATAAAAACACAAAGAAAAAGATATAGAGATCATGGTGTAAAAATCAAAAATAAAACTTATACTTTTTATGATTATAAAGGCGATGATAAAGAATGGCATGGAGGTTGTCCGGATGAAGTATTTCCAATTGAATGGTTTATAAAACTTTATGGTAAACCAACTTCTCAAAGATTTAAAAAAAATATTAAATTCCAAGAAACAACATGGATCTTATGGGATCCAACTTTTACTCATCCTTATACAATTAATAAAACTCAATTAAATAAATATAGAAAAGATATATGTACTAGTAATTCTATTTTTGCTCGTAAATTTAATAAAACAACAGCAAAAATGATAGGTATGAAATGTTAAATTTACTTAAATGGATCCATATCAACTCTTCCACAACTTTCAATATATTTAAGACTTTTATTATTTAATTCATTAGTTGAGGCAATAAGTGCTTTAACTTTATCACAATCACTAACATCTTGTTGTGCTTTAACAGCATCTTTAATTTCTTTTTCTTTTTCATTTTTAGCTTCTTCTTTTATTTGGTCAATATTTACTTTATCTTCTTCTTTAGATTCAGATTCAGGTGCATCAACTGGTAATAAATTAGCATTTAAATCATCCATATCTAATGCTACACCATTGGTAATTGGTGTTTGTAAGTTATTAATTGTGTCAAAATCACTAGTTGTAATAGTAGATTCTGATGTTAAATTATCATTAGAACTTTCTCCTGTAGGATTTATAACTGATGATTCTGCCTCAGGTGCTTCTGCTCCAGTTATTTTTCCTTCACCAGTTAATTCTCCTCCGCCTGGAGGTAATGTTCCATCTACTTCTCCAAATGGTTGTGATGCTTCTGCTCCAGGACTTAATGCTTCTGCTCCAAGACTTACTTTTCCTTCTCCAGGATTTAATGCTTCTGCTCCAAGACTTACTTTTCCTTCTCCAGGACTTAATGCTTCTGCTCCAAGACTTACTTTTCCTTCTCCTGGATTTAATGCTTCTGCACCAGGATTTATACTACCACCACCAGTCATTATTTTTTCTGAATTATGTTCATCAGAATTATCTTCTTCTAACGCATTAATTTTATCTTCTGTTTCTTTATCATATTTTTCAAAATTTCTACCTTCTTCTATAGATTTTTTCTTTTTCTCATCTAATTCTTTAATTAATTTTTCTTCTTCAGTTAATTCTTCTGATTTTTCATCATATTTATCATCAATATTTTCTAAATTATCTTTTAAATTTAATTTCTTTGCTTTTTCTTTTTCTTCTTGTTCTTTAATTTTTTTGTATTTTTCATCATTTTCTTTAATTATATCATGATCTAAATTAAAGATTTTCTTGAGTAAATAACGAATATGAGTATAATTTTTATCATTCAAACGAACTAATTCTAACGCAATATGTTTTGATAATAAATGTTGTCTAACTTCACAATAAATTAAAATCTTAACTTTATCTAATTTTGATATATTTTCATGATCTTTAATTAAAAATCTTTTATATTCATCATATAAATAAAGAACACCTTCAGGAGATTTTTTATCACAACTATTAAATGAAGGAAAAGAAATACCACCAAAAATACTCTCAAAAAATGTTCTAGGTTTTTCACTACAATTATATAATCTTTTTCTTAAAATTAATTTAAAATCAAGGTTTTCTTCTACTAATTTAATTTTTTCTAATAATTCTTCCTTTTTAATGAATATTCCCATATCTATCAATTTTTTCATACATTGATATTCATATGTTTCATCAAATTCTTCTAATCCACAAATAATTTTAAACCAGTCAATATTTTTCTTTATATAGGTATTTTCATTACATTCAAAAAGATATAAAAATAATCTTTTAACAAATTGATTTCTTTCTTCTATTAAATTTTGACAATTAACATCTTCAGGATTAAATGTTATCTTTTTAGGATCTTTTAATTCTTCTGATGTATAATTAAAAATCTTCTGAATAGTAGGAGATTTTTTATATTCAACATTTTCTAATACGATATCTTTTAGTGTTGTAACATCAACCATTCTTATATAACGATCAATTTTATCATAATCAAATATTTGTGAACTAGGAGTATATGATATAATACCTTTAGATAGTAAAATATCTAAAATAGTATTTAATTCAACTCCACCACCTGACTGAACTACCTTTTTTTGTTTTTTAATTGATTTTCTTTTACTATGTTTTAAAGGTTTATTTTTTTTCCTTAAAGTTTTTTTCTTCCTGAAAGTATTCTTTTTCAGTGTGCGTTTTTTCATATATTATAATATTATATAATATTTAAAAAAAATAATAAATATAATTAATATCTTTTATGAAAGAATGTTTAATTAGATTATTAAAATATATATATATATCGGTTACAAATACCTATCAAAAGATATAATTGGTCCATTGAATGGCAATTCTAAATCTAGATATTGAAATAAATGATTTATAAAAAATATGAAAATAAAAAATTATCTTCTAAATGATCTTGACTTTTTATGAGTACTTATTTTAGATTTCTTTTTTAAATATTTAGATCTTTTTTTAGATTTTCTTTTTTTAGATTTTTTTTTTAGTTCTTTCAAATATTTTTTACGTGACATATTTTTAGGAACTTTATTAAACCATTGAGGATATCCACCTTTTTTAATTTTTCTTTTTGATCTTTTAGATCTTTTTGATCTTCTACTCCCACCTACTTGAGCATATCCTTCACTATAAACAGGCATACCTGCAATTTGATTATCTAAACTAGCATGCCATGCTGCAGTATGTGATCCACAATTATCCATTTATAATTATAGTATATTTTATTTTTTAATTAAATAATTATATTCTTTAACACTATTTTCATCAAAAAATAATATTTCAATTGAATTTTTCTTAAATTTTAAAACTCCTACACCTAAATTTTTAGACATACAGTTTAATGAACAATCTTTCATATTCCTTAAATGAGTAACATAATCATAAGGTTTCCCCCCCGCACCAGAAACTAATATATGTAAATTATCCTTAATGATATGTTGTTTTGTATGATCATGACCGCACATATAAAGATTTATTTTATTTAAACTAAATAAATGATTTAAAAATTGTTCTAAAATAGGTTCGGCATTACCATGTCCTGATACAGAACGATAAGTATGATGACCATATAACACTTTCCAATCAGAATTAGATTTTGAAATTTTATCTTTAAAATATTCTAATTGTTCTAATATTTCTTCTTTTTTCATTAAATCTATATTAGTATCGAGAACAAAAAAATCTACTTTCAGATTTCCAAGTTTCTTAGAATAATGATAATATCTTTTCGGTAAATACCATTTCTTTGATTTTTTCGTATATTCTATTTGGTGTTTATAGTCATCGGGTACTACATGATTAAAATAAATTGTTCCGTAATCATGATTACCTAAGGTTTGATAAAATTTTAATTTAATATCTTTATAAGGTTCTTCAAAGTGCGTTATAAATTTTTTATCATCAACAGATTTTACACCATGATCATAAATATTATCACCTAATCCACAAATAAATTTAATTTTATTTTCTTTTATTAAATCTACCATTGAATCGGCAACTAACTTTTGATATTTATCTGATGTTCCATAATCTCCTATTATTATACAATTCATATAATATATAATTTATTTTAAAAAAAAATATTATTTATAATAAATGTCAGAAAGTAGTTCACAAAAAATATATGATTCAGCAGTAAAAAAATTACAAAAACAATTACAAGATTCTATAACTGGTGAAGCACAAGATATAATAGATGGTATTGATGAAAATTTTAGAAAATTAAAAGAAGAAAGAAAACGTGTTGAAAGAGAAAGACAAGAAAAATCAAGAGCAGAAGCACGTAAAGAATTAGATAGTTTAATAAAGGATAATTATAAAAAAAATCCTGCAGAAGCACTATTTAAACCAGATGGATTAGAAGTAATGTTAAATAAAGGTGAATTATGGAGGAAAAGAATATCATTAACAAGATTGTATCAACAAGAATTTCCAAAAACTAATAAATACCTTACAAGAATATGTAAAAAACAACAAACCCATATGGATATAATTCTAAATTATGTCGCTGAAAATGGGTTGAGTTATGTGGCAACTGGTTATAAAACTCCTGATGATACTTTCTTAAGAACAGTTAGAACAAGTTATGAAGATATGGATTCAGATGAACGCAGAGGTTTAAAGAGAAAATCTAATAAAAATAAATCTAAGAAAAAGAAATCAACTAAAAAGAAATCAACTAAGAAAAAGAAACGTAAATCTAAAAAAAGACGTAGATAAATTATTTAAATTTTATTTTCTTTTAATATATTAATATTATATAATGTCATTATTCTGTACAAATTATGATATAGTTATTGTAGGTGGTGGTATTTCAGGATTATTTATTGCTTATAAATTATGTGAAACTAATCTTAATATTTTATTAATAGAAAAATCAAGTTCATTAGGAGGGAGAATTCATACCATTTATAATAAAAAAGATGATATTCAGTATGAATGTGGTGCTGCAAGATTTAATGAAAATCATCATAAATTATTATCTTTAATTCATGAACTAAAATTAGAATCAAAAATGTATACTTTATCTAAAGATTTAAATAAAGTAACAAGAGAATATAAAACTAAATATAAATTAAATTTAAATTATTTATTGGATGTTTTAAAAAAATCTTATAAAAGATATCCTAGAAGTTATCTTCAAAATATTAATCTTTACCAACTATTAGTTGAAATATTTGATAATGAAACTGCCGAATTTATTAAAGATTCATTTGGATATGATTCTGAATTTATTCATTTAAATGCTGATGCTGCATTAATTATGTTTGAACATGATTTATTCTCTAATAATGATTATTATATTTTAAAAGGCGGTTTAAGTGAAATAATATTTAAAATGGAACAATTTCTTAAAAATAAATCAAATATAACTATTCTTAAAAATAATACTTTAAAAAAAATATTAAACGATAAAATTGAAACTAGTATTGATACTTATTATTATAAAAGATTAATTTTAGCAATCCCCCAATTTAATTTAAAGCAGTTAGATGAATTTAAAGATTTTAAATTACTAGATTCAGTAAAACCTATTCATTTATTACGTATTTATGCTACATATCCAGTTGATAAAGATGGTCCATGGTTCAAAGATATTAAAAGAACAACAACAAATAATTATTTAAGACATATAATACCAGTAGATTATAAAAAAGGATTAATTATGATAAGTTATACTGATAGTTTATCTGCAGATATGTTAGCAAATATGTATCAAAATAGTAAAAAATCATTAGAAGAAGCAATTCATAAAGAAATTAAAACAATTTTTAAAATTAATCCTCCAGATATGATTAATATGTATGTTCATGATTGGAACCATGAATATACAGGCGTTCATATGTGGAAACCCGGTGAAGATATTTTAAATCTTTATGAAAAAATTCTTCAACCAGATTTAAATAAAGAAATTTATATCTGTGGTGAAGCATATTCTAAAAAACAATGCTGGATTGAAGGTGCTTTACAAACATCTTATGATGTTATTAAAAGATTACATTTAGAAGATATATTTATTGAAATATCTAATCCTGAAGATGATATTGTTATTACTGAAGAAATTAATGATCCTAAAATTCATATAGATAAAGTTCTACAAAATAAAACATGGATTGCTATTGAATTTGGATCAATCGTAAAAGTATATGATATTAAAGATTGGATATCAGATCATCCAGGAGGTAATATTATTCTCGAAGGAATTAAAGCAAATAATTATTATAAAGATGGAACTGGTAAATCACCGATCGAAATGATAAGAAATATCGGTGAATATCATTATAAATCTGTAAAAAGAAATTTATTAAATAATAAAAATATTAAATATTTAGGATTATTAGATTATTAGTGAGATTTTATTTTATCAGTTTTATAAAAATAATAAATTCCTAATAGGATTGTGAATATAGCGAATATTTTTCTAAGATAATTATGATCAATTAAAACAGAATATTCAGCAGATAAACTTGCTGCGATTGTAAAGATTAATGCCATATATAATGCAGCATGCACATCTACAAATCCTTTATTATAAAATTTAAGTGCTGCAAATAAACCAATGGGAGGTAATAACATAAATAATGAAGTTCCTATTCTTTTTTTGGTTGAATCTAAAAGATTAAATAATGCTAATAAAGGAACAATTAATACTTCAGGACCAGCACCAATAACACCTGTTACTAATCCTGTTAAAATTCCTATAATAGTTAATCCTAACCAATAATTCATTATTAATATAAATATTATTTAAATAAAATATTATATATTAAATAAATGGAAAAATATGAATATCAAGATTATAAATCTTTATTAGAAGATATTACTAATGGTAAATATGTAATTAATCAACCTTTACAACTAGATGGCAATGAAATATCTTTTTTAGGAAATTTATTAAATTATCCTCATATTAATAAATCTAATATTCATAAAATATTATTAAGTATTCTTAATAAAATCAAAACTGAATTATTTAAGAATAATCTTAAGAATAATTGTTCAAAAATGGTTAAGCATGCTCAACAAGAATGGAATTCAGAAAATAATGATCTATTTTGTGATCATGATTGTAGTCCTTTAAATAACTTACCTGAACATATTCAAAATAAAAAAAATTATATAGATTTTTTAAATAAATTAGAAGGAAATTTTTCAGAACAAAAAGTTTATTCTCAAATGCTTCCTGAAAGTGATCTTGAAGAATATAGTATTTTAGAATTAAAAAATTCTATTGATGATATTAATAGTAAATGTAAAACAATCATAGATTCTTTAGATAGAGATTTAAATTTAATTGAAGCAGAAAAATATAAAATTGATAATATAGATTTATCATTATTGTTAGATTTGTCTATGAAACATATTAATTTATATCAACAATTATATACAGAAGAAGATAATATTCATGATATATCACCTAATATTCATAATTTATATATGAATTATACATTAGTATTAAATTTATTAAAAAAACAAATTAATCATATTCGACAAATAATATTAGATGTTAAACAAGATGTTTTAGATAGATGTAAAAATATTAATGGATTATTAGGAGAATCACAATCTAGTCGTGTTAGAAGTCAAAGACAGAATGAATTTTTTTAAATCGAATGCATAATAAATTTTTTTAAATTATCTTCAGTTCTATTATCACTATTAAATTTTTTTTTAGTTTCTTTAATTACTAATGTTGGAAAAAATTTAACTTCATAATCTTTAAGTAAATAAGTATTAAGTGGATTTTTACCATCTATTTTTTTAAATCTTATATATTGATGGAATTTATTTTTTAATTTGTTGAATAATGGATTAAATCTTTTACAATGACCACAATAATCGGCATAGAAATAATAAAGAGTATTTTTTCTATTATTTGGAGATTTACCTAAGATTTTAGATTTTTTCCCCCTTTTTTTAGTAGTTTTTCTTTGTTTAGTTTTTTTTTTAACTCTCCTGCCACCATATTTAGATTTAGTTTTTTTACTTCTAAGTTTTCTTCTATTTAATTTTTTAATTAATTTCTTATGCTTACTTTTCTGTAAAGATTTTCTTATTTTTTTATTTGTTAAATATAATTTTGTTTTAATAAATTTTTCAATATAATCTTCAGATAAATCATTAATTAATTCTCCTTTATGTTTTCCAAATGGCATTTTATTTTCTTCAAGTAAATTTAAAGCAATTTTATTTTTAACTTCCGGATATTTAAGAATTTTATAATTATATTTTCCATCTTCTGATATTTTTGTTCTACAAATTTCTAAATAATTATCTTTTATATCTTCTACATAATTATCATAATCATTTATGAGATTAGATATTTGTTGTTGTGTTTTACTTAATTTATAAAAATAAGGCGATTTTTTATCAATATCTTTTAATAATTTAAACTGAATATCATTTCTATTTTCTTTACCCTGTTTTAATGGTTTAAATAAATCTTTATCAAATGAAATTTTCTTACCATGGATTTCTGTATCATGAACAAAGAAATCTTTAAGAGATTTATAATTAACTAATCCCCATACAATTACTTCATTAAAAAGTTCATATGAAAAAGTTATATTTTCATAATTATATTTGGTATCTTCTTTTAATGCAATAGGTAATCTAACTTTCTTTTTATATCCTTTAACATAAGGTGAATATTTTTTTGCTATTTTAATTGCCCCCGATTTAGGTTGCTTAAACCAAGGTTTAGGATTAAATGCTGCCATATGAATACCAAACGCATTACAAGGATCTAATGCCCAACTCTGAAAAGCAAATTCCATATAATGCCATTTTCCTGAAAACCTTTTTGTTAAATAATTCTGCTCAGGAAAACAATATGAATTTTCTATAAATTTATTTCCCTGTGGTGTATCAAAATCAAATGAATAAAATCCTTTATGATATTTATCTTTACCCATCCATTTCTCAATAGGTTGTTGTAATTCTTTAATCATAGAATCATATTCTTTTTTATCAGGTTCTACTAATAATAAACCAGCATTTACATCCGCACCGGCAGGAGTATCAACATCTGTAAAAATACTTGGTATTTTATCACCATGTTTCAAAAAATCACATCTATCCCAATTAAATGATTCTAAATAAGGGATTTTCTTTCTGTATTCAACCCACCCGGCAGGACAATCTAACATAAATAATGAATCATAATAATTCATAGGAACTAAATCTGAATCAACAAAACAAACCTTTTCATATGGAAATAATTCTGGATTAAAAATATGTAACTTAAAAAATACATGCGCATATGGATGTTTTTCTGTATATCCTGGACAATTATTAAAAATACCTGGATCCATTTTAATAGTTTTTAATTTTCCTGTCCCTCCCATATCATATGGAGAAATATAAGGTACATATATTACTTTATCAAAAACTACTTCTAATTTATTTTTATCAGATTCATTAATATCATGAGTTATAAAACAAATTACATCGGCATTTGTACCTTGTCTTTTTAATCCTAATGCTGCAAGAATACAACCATCTAAATATGTTGCTTTTTTATTTTTAGGATTTGGAAACATCCCAACCGCATAAGCAAATCGTTTTGTTCCATTTTTTTTTATCATATAATCTTTTTTAGGAAGTTTTAAAGTAAATTTAGGAGAACAATAAATAAATGAGTATAAATAATTTGTTAAATAATTATCATCATGTTCATTTCTTTTTTTAGTAATGTTTTTAGTAATAACTTCATATTCAGTATATTTATTTGTTTCTTTTAACTTATTAAAATCAAGAATTGGTGGTCTGACATAATGCATTCCCATAATATTTGTTGTTATCGCATTTTGTTCTGTAATTTCTTCAGAATCCATATATATTATAGTATATTTTATTTTGACCTATTTAAGGATTATTTAATAATACAATTATAAATGGATCTTAAAAATATTCTAGATGAAACTGAAAATGTTGATTTAAAAAAAAATCCTAATGTAAAAGTTTATAAAAAACCAATACAATTAAAAGATATAGAAAATAGAAGCAAAACAAATTTAAATGGTATTAAAGATAATAATGATATTAGTGATTGTGATATTAATAAATTAATTGATTTAGAAAAAGATAAAATTTATCAACAAACATGGACAAAACTAGATAATGGTTCTAAACTTACTAAATTACAAGAATATTCTATTAAATTAAGTGTAGAACATGAATTAAATGATAATCAAAAAAATAAATTAATGAAATTATTAATTAATGCTTGTAATAAAGGTAAATTAAATAAAATTTCAGAAGTTGAATATAATAAAGAAAAATGTGAAATTACAAATATTAAAGTATTAATTTTTAATTCTGATCTAAAAACATTTTCTTTAAAAATTTCTGAAAATAAATCAAAATCAAAAAATAGTTCTAAATCTAATATCGAAAGATTATTAAAAAATTAAAATTCTTCATCTAAATCAAATACATCAGAAACTTCTGAATCAGCATTCGGATTCGATACATTTGAATATTCTCCAACTCTCTTTTCAAAGAAATTTGTTTTTCCTTGAACTGAAATCAATTCCATCCATTCAAAAGGATTTACAACATTATATATTTTTGATAATCCAAACATTAATAACAATCTATCAGCAACATACTCAATATATTGTGACATTAATTTATTATTCATCCCTATCAATGCACAAGGTAATGATTCTGTTATAAATTCTTTTTCTGCCACTACTGCTTCTTTAATTATTTCATATACTTGTTCATCATCGGGTTTATTTGCCAAATTATGATACATTAGTACCGCAAATTCAGTATGTAATCCTTCATCTCTACTAATTAATTCATTACTATGACATAATCCTGGCATTAATCCTCTTTTCTTTAACCAGAATATTGAACAAAATGATCCTGAAAAAAATATACCCTCAACAGCAGCAAATCCTATAATTCTTAAAGCAAAAGGTGTAGTATTATTAATCCATTTTAATGCCCAATCTGCTTTCTTTCTAACACTAGGTACAGTATCAATAGCATTAAATAAATGTTTCTTTAATTTATTATCTTTAATAAATGTATCTATCAATAATGAATAAGTTTCAGAATGAATATTTTCCATAGCAATCTGAAATCCATAAAAGAATTTCGCTTCAAGAATCTTTACTTCTTGACAAAACTTCTCTACTAAATTTTCATTTACAATTCCATCACTTGCTGCAAAAAATGCTAAAACATTATTAATAAAATATCTTTCATTATCAGATAATTTATCATTATAATCTTTAATATCTTTAATTAAATCTAATTCTTCTGTTGTCCAGAAATTTGCTTCTGCTTGTTTATACATTTTCCAAAAAGGTTCATGTTGAATAGGAAAAATAACATAACGATTTTCTTCTTCTGCCAACAATTTTTCGGAATTACTCATTTCAGTAATTATTATTAATATTTTTTTAAATATCCTTTATTTTTTGCCAAAAAATAATCTAAAAATCATACATTGTTAAATAAATTGCCGGAAGAGTAATTGTTACACTTAATGAATAACTTATCATACCTTCTGTATCATCCCTTAAAACATAATATCCTGAGGCACCATAAAATAATACTAATCCTACTATTTTTAATCCATCAATCAAAGTAAAATCTTTATTACGATTAAATAATCTATAACCAATAAATACTGTTGAACAAATTAAAACTAAAATATAAATCATTATAGGATTAATTGATATTTCCATTTATATAAATAAATATTTATTTTTTAAAATTAATCTTCATCATCTGAAGATGTTATTGATCTTGTTGAAGATAATATACCGCCCCCTACAGATATTAATATTAAACAACAACACATTAATACTGAAGGTCCTGCCGCAAAAATCCATCCTAACATAGAATTACACCCTTGTGAATCACAACCCATTTTTATAATAAAGAAACAAGGAATTGTACAAGATAAAAATCCACATAATATAGATAATAATTCTCCTGCTGATTTTGTCATTTTTTGATCAGATTCATCATCAGAGATTAATTCATTAGAAATACTCCCAAAATTACAAACACATCCTATCCCTACACATAGCAAAAATAAAAGCATCGGATAACATTGAAAAATACTAGGACATTCAGACATATATAATATAAATTTAAAAAAAAAATAAATATATTATTATTATGATTTATTATTTATTTGATTTAGATGATTGTATTGTTATTCATCCGCCTAATAACAGAGATATGTATAAACTAAAACCTGACCCTACTCTTCAAAGATTATTTAATAATTTAAAATATAAATCTTTTATTTTTACAAATGGAACCTATGGTCACGCTGAACTTGTTTTAAATAATATGAAATTATTTAACTTTAAAAAAATTTATGCCAGAGATACTATTCCTTATATGAAACCTCATATTAAATCATTTGATTTTGTTAAAAAAAATATATTATATCAAGATTATAATCAAGATTTTACTAATACTTTTATTTTTTTTGAAGATACATTAGAAAATCTTAAAACTGCGAAAAAATTAGGATGGATAACAATTTGGATTCATCCTAATTTTAATACAAAATATCATTATGATTTTGTTGATTATAGTTTTCCAAATATTTATGATGCTCTATATAAAATTAATAAAATAAAATTTTATTAATAAATTTGATTAATATTATTCTATTATAATAAATGTCATTGAAACTTATTTTAGGATGTATGTATTCTGGAAAAACAACCGAGATTTTAAGAATAGTTAATTCATTAAAACATATCAATGAAATACCTATAATCATTAAACCTAAAATTGATGATAGATATTCTTCTGATAAAATCAGCACCCATAATAAAGAAAAATATGATTGTATAACCTTAAATAATTTAAATGAATTTAAAAACCCTATATCAAGTAATTATATCATCATAGAAGAAGCACAATTCTTTAAAGATCTTTTATTATTTATTATAGATCAAGTAGAATTAAGAAAAAAAAATGTTATTGTTGTTGGATTAGATGGTGATTCTGATAGAGAAAATTTTGGTGAAATACATAAACTTTTACCTTTATGTGATGATATAGTTAAATTAAAAGCATATTGTTCATTATGTAAAAATGGAACACCTGGTATATTTTCTAAAAGATTATCTAATAAAAAAGATAAAATATTAGTTGGTTCAGAAGGAGATTATATTGCAGTTTGTCGAAAATGTTATCTTAAATAAATTTGATTAATTTAATTTAATTAAAAAAAATAAATGGCAATTTGTTTGACTGCTGGAGAACAATCTGAAAATCATGTTGGAATGAAGATTAATGGTAATGGATTATCAGATAACGGATTTTCAAATGATGAATTATTACTTATTCAAAAGAAATTATTAGAAAAAGAAATTAGTTCTAATTATTATTGCATAGGTGATACAAATGAAGATAAAGCAGGATTGTTAATTATTAAAAATGGTCTGAAAACTATTTTCAATATTGATCCAAATGAACTATATAAAGAACAATTAACTTTCGAATGGGATAAAAAATACTGGGATAGAAGAAGACAAAAAGTACTTAACAAACATGCAAGATATAATGTTTGTTATGGAACAGATTTTCAAGAACCAAATTATGAAAATGGAAAAGGAACAATTATTTCATATGAAAAAGTTCCATTATTAAATAAATGGAAATCATCATTAGGTATATTATTTGGAGAAAAAGCAAATGATTTAGAAGTTGAAGGAAATTATTATTATAATACTAAAAAATGTGGAATAGGTTTTCATGGAGATTCTGAAAGAAAAAAGGTAATTGCATGTTCATTAGGTGAAAGTCGTCCTATTCATTGGCAATGGTATCAGTATTCTAAACCGATAGGTGAAAGAATAAAATTTACCCTGGATAATGGTGATATGTATATTATGAGTGAAAAAACTACTGGATATGATTGGAAAAAAAGAAATATTAAAACACTTAGACATGCAGCCGGAACTAAATATGTTAAATAATAATTTTATGTGTTTTACATGTTGTTTTAATTGAATCTTTAAATCTTGTTACCATAGGATCATAAGTTTCATAAGATTCATATCCCTGTAAACAAATTCTAACTCTTGAACAAATATTGCATTCACAATTATTTGTTTTTATTTTTCTCCATTCCTTAGAAGCATTATTAATTACAATTTCTTCTTCTTCTTCTTCTTCTTCATCATCGGATGATTCATCATTCATAATAGAATGTGCTTTTTCTAGTGATTCTTCCATATCTTCTTTTGACATAGTATTCATTAATCTATAAACCAAACCTGAAATAACATGATCTCCTGTTAGTTCTTCTGAATTTTCATGTTCACAAATAATTTTAGAAATTTTCATGGCAGAATTCATTTGGGCGATATAAACTTTCATAATATTCATAAGTGCTTCTTCAGTCATATTTTCCATATTTATCAGTATTTATAAAAAAAATTAAAATATTAATCAAATTTATAATATCAAATGTTAAAGTAAGATACTATCCCCTTAAATCGGAGTTTCGTCACGGATTTATGTGTATCTTCATTTATTTCCATATTTCAAAATCGCTTAAAAATTTTGATACTTTTAATTCATCTACTTCACCAGTATCCTCTAGAAATTTAGCGATTAAATAAGATGAAATAGGATCTGATTTAAAAGATTCTTCTATAGTTTTAAATATATATTCTTTAAAAAAAATAAATTTGTTAAGAAATTCTTGACTATAAAAATCAATAAAATGTTGTAAATACTTTTCGCAGTATTGGAATGATATCTCCATTAGTAGTTTCATTAATTTCTCCTTTATAATTTTATCGACTTTGTTTATCTCATCATCATCATCATTATCATCATCATCATTTGCTTCGCTAAGAATGGGCATGGCGATTCCTTTTTCTTTTTCTTTTTTTAATTTCAGAAATTTAATATTTTCATTCATTTCTTTTAAATTACTTTTTAACTCCTTTCCCTCGGCAATGTCAATCATCTGGGCGACTGATCTATAACTAAAATCCCCATACGATTCCATATTAAAAAATTTAAAATTTTCTGTATCTACTCCATTACTTAATTTATATAAACAATAAAAACCTATCATTTGTATTATATTTAAATTTATTTTTCCACTAAAAGCACCACCACTTAAAAAAGGTAACCACTTTGTTGCCAGATGCCAGCGATCATCTACCCTTCTATCCCCGGAGGGCATTCTGCGGATATCTTTTAATGCCATATAACAATTTACATATGAGCCTACTAATTGATGTAGATATACATTTGATCTTTGTTCATTTATCTGAGTAGTATTTTTATTGCAATGTGTTACATCTTTATATTTCGCAGATTTTATATTTGATTTATGAATATATTTATCAAAATTTACCCCCATTTGATGGCAAACACATATAGGGTCCTTAATAGTACCATAGAATTTAACAATAGGTGTATGTATTGTCATCGGTAATAATGAAATAAATGGTTTATTTACCTTAAGTTGTACAATTATTCTAATTATTGGATTTCTCATTTTTTCAGAACTTAATAAAATAATTAATGCTTCTACAATTTCTATATTAGTGGGCGACCGCGGATTGCCTTCATCGTTAAGGGGTTTTAAAATTTGTTCCCTTAATTCATGTATTTCACCCATAATACCTTCCCAATCATAAAAAAAACAACCGAATATGGTTCTTAAATGATTAATATATATATCTCGTAATTCACTTAAATAACCTGTTTTCTTTTCTTCTAGGTTTATAAATGATAATATATCAAAATAAATTATATCTAAAAGGTATAATACAGGATGAATAACGAAAAAATTTCCAGTTTTTGATATTGCCTGATTTTTAAATAGATTATTGTATATAACACCGCTTAGACTCCCTGCTCCGTGATGTAATGCATAATCTTTATAAACTATATTAAACTTAGCAAAAAACGATTTCTGCTTTTCTAATGCATTTATCATTTGTTTTTTTTTAGACCATCCTACATATTGCTCACCACAAGGATCTAATATACATTTGACTTCTTTTATCCCTTGTTCATCAGTAATCAGAAACGACAGAGCGGGGGCGGTGGCGTCTGGCATCTCCTTCCAGAGAATCCTCTGTATCGTTGACTGCTGAAAATGTTCGTTACAAAATTCTGGAAAATTTTCATATGTTGTATTACTCCCTCCATATAAATTATTAACTCTTTTAATTCTTTTGTTTGTATATTTAACTCTTTTCTTTGTATATTTAATTCTTTTCTTTTTATACTTAACTCTTTTATGGGTTTTTTTATTCTTTCTATTAATATTTTTTTTAGAATAGATATTTAAATTTGTATTTTTCTTAGACATATTTAATATTATAATATAAAAAAATTTAATTAAATTTATCACTATTACAAAATTATTTAGTTGTAAAGAATCCTTGACCTAATTGAGTATCAAAATGGAATTTAAGTTTTCTTGAAAAAGTAGGTTCATTATGAACTGTAAATACCATATCTTTTCCTTCACCTAATAGTATATTTAAAATATTATCCAACATAGTTTCTGTCATAGAATTATCTTTACCATATTTAGAAATAATAGTTTCAATAAGCGTTGTCATTGTAATTTTCTGCCTGGATAACAACCGCGAATAGTAGAAACGTAATCTTGTCTTGATACGGACATTATTGATTTTAATAATTTCTTAAAATTATTTCAAATTTATATATATTTTAAATTTGTTATAATAAGTTTATAAATCATATCTGTTAATTCATCATTAGATAAAGTATTTTTGTTTTTGAGATTATTTAATACATTTTCTATATTATCGCTACATAATGAAGAAATGTTATATATTTTATTTTCAGAGTGGTTAAATTTTTCATTTAAATTAATTTCTAATAATTTTTCAGATATAATATAAAATATTCTCATTGATATTATAGAAATATTATCATTAGTGAGAGATTTAATTTCATCCGAAATCTTATTTTTTAAAGTCATTAATTAATAATAAAAAAATTAAGATTTTTTTCTATTATTATATAAATGAATAAATCTGATTTACTTAAAATTGCTGTAGGATTATTATTATCTTATATAATATATACTATGTTTAATACAAATAAAGCACCAGGTTGTGGTAATTGTCCTGATTGTCAATCAAATGGTTGTGAAAATTGTCCAGGATGTCAATCAAATGGTTGTGAAAATTGTCCAGGATGTCAGTATTAAACCTTTTCCAAAATTATCCCATGATTACCTCTTTCATAAAATCTTCTAACAAGTTTAACAGATTTTTTATTCAAAATAAGATTTTCAAGTTCTCCTTTCTTAAAAACATAATAATATCTTTTACCTAAAAGTTTTTTAGATTTATTTCTCCAATCAACATAATTTTCTTGTTCTATAAATTTTCTTCGAGAATCTTGTTCTTGTTCTAATGCCCAAACGAGAATAAGGATTTTACCACCGGGTTTTGTAATACGAATTAATTCATTAATTGCAAGTTTGCGTTTACATTCAGTTGAAAGATGATGAAGTACAGCAATACACATGGTATAATCAAAATAATTTGATTCATAAGGGATATTTAGTACATCTCCTTCAACAACATTTAATTTTTGATCATTACAGATTTTAACAAGTTCTTTTGAGAAATCACATCCATAATTATGACAATCTTTTCTATACAACATATTTTTACCATTTCCGCAACCAATATCACCAATATAAGAATTTGCTTCAACTCCATCAAGAAATTCTTCTACACAAGTCCAAGGTCTATATCTTGTATCAGAGAATTCTTTTGCGATTGTATTATAAACATGTTTAACGTAAAGTTCTTCAATTGACATGTTTTATAAAAATTAATAAATTAAATCAAATTTATAATAATTTTATTATTAATTAATAAATGAAATGGTGGTTGATTCTTATTATTTTTTGTTTATTATTTTTAGTATTAAATTGTAATAGTGATAATACTGAAGGATTAGTTGATTCTAATGAAATAGAATTATTTGAAAGATTAATGGAAAATTTTAAAGAAATTTTTCCTGATAGAAACAGAAATTCTGGGGGCGTTCAGTTTTTTGATTATATTTTAAACAATTTAAATCCTACAATAAATGAATTTATTTTATATAATAGATTTTATTGTTCCGTAAGTGGTTCTCCTATAGATCCAGGAAGAGAAAATAGATTTGATTTAATTAAAATAAAAGATTTAGAAGGTAATGAAATTTGTGGTAATTATTACAGATGTTGTATTCCTTGTAATTGTGATATAATGAAATATGGTTTAGTTGAAAATATGACATTTAATTTAAGTGATGGAGAATATTCTTGTTATGTAATAACTATACCTGATCCTTGTAAAAAAGAAGATGAAATACCAAAAGAAGTTTCTAGTTTTGAATGTTCTAATTCAAAAACATTAAATGGTGTTCATTCAGATTCAGGAAGATTAATAACTGGATTACTTCATGATGCTGAAATTTGTACAGAAGAACAAAAAATTAAAATAAAAGAATCTGAAATAACCGGACCTTATTGTGATAAAAGAAATAGTTTATCTTTTGAAGAAATAAAGGGTGGTATGGGTGATATTTTTGTAAAATTAGCAAGTTTAACAAATGAAGATTTTAAGGGATTTTATGATGATAGTATAATAAATTCTAATGTTATT